CGATTTAAATAGTCAGCAATGGATACTTGAGCCGCAACATTATTGGAATTATAATGAGGCGCTAAAAAGTGGATGTATAACGCCGCAAACAATAGATGATTGGGCTTTTAATTATAATATTATTGAAGACGGATTTAAATTGGTAGAATAGTTAGTATGTAGCAATAAAAAAACAAAAAATAGGAAAAGAGAAAAGAGAAAATGCACAACACAACACAACACAACACAACACAACTATATGCTATGGAAACTTACCATTCATAGCATCTACTTGCCACTGTAACAATGGTTCCTTTGCTCCTGTTTGGTAATGTATCCACGTTGAAGGTGTAGGCTCTGTGTTAAAGGTCACATTTACTTGCTTGTCACCATCGCTAGTATGGTCCCCGTAGTGCCGTGACGCATTTGGATTTGACCCAACCAATACATACTTCACAAAGCACTCAGCACAATAATGATGCTTGACAGGATACTCTTTTCCATTGACAAACATTGTTGTTGTCTGCATTGGCTTTTGAATGCGATGATAGTAGCGCCTGTAACCATAATTCCATACATACTCGCATACCGCTTCAGTATCGTAGTAGCAGTTTGCGTTTGCACAGTCACTCATTATATACTGGAATTCAAAACGCTTGTCAACATAGCGCTCAGTAAACACTCCGTACAACGTAGCCACCATCTGCCCCGCAATGTAAAACTGGCTCACACATTTGCTAAACAACACACACGTCTCCTTGAAGCTCACGAGATAGTCTTTGTCTCCGAACCGGTCAACAATGAGTGATATGAGCTCGCTTGGCAAGTCGCAAATGTTGAGCTCGCAAATGCTTGGTAAGTCGCAGATGCTTGGAGCGCAAGCTTGGCACATCATCTTTGCTCTTCTCTCTTTTCGCTTCTCTCTTTTTGACCGGGCTATAAATAAATGACAAAAAAAAGAAATCAATTTTTAAAAAGTATAACAACATCTATAAAAATATTGTTATAGCATTTAATGCCATCATATAGGGCACTCTCTATAAGACGACTCATAATAACCATTTAAAAGGCGCAATTGTCTCTCAACTAATGGTCCATACCTATTTCTAGCACAATCATACCAAGTTGAGGGTTGTGTTGTGTTAAAGGTTACAACTACTTGTTGCATTCCATAACAATAATTTCCGTAATGTTGCGCAACATTTTTGTTGTTTCCTACTAAAACATGTCTTTTAAAGCATTCACAACAATAAGGCGAGCGAAACCAGAATTTTTTCTTATTAATTACCATTAAATTTGTGTTTTGTGCATCTTGTTTCCTGTGTACATAACCAAGGCCATCATGAGCCTCCCATATGTATTCACACGCATTATGGGTTTCCTCTTTACAACGCTCATTTACACATCTTGCCATATACTTACGTTGTGGATTATATTTCTGTAATTCATATGGATTAAATCTGCTAAACAACACAGCAAACAGCTCCTTTGTTACAGCAAATTTTGAAATTAACTTAGACAACGACTTACAAGTAATGTTTAGACCAATTGTGTATTCGTAATTGCCGAGTTGTTTAATAATGAGTACTATAACGTCGCTTGGTAAGTCGCAGACGCTTGGTAATTCGCAGACGCTTGGTAAGTCGCAGACGCTTGGTAAGTCGCAGACGTTGCTTATTCTCATCATTTTAAAGCTTTTATTATTTAGTTGATACTATAAATAAATGTTAAAAAAAATCAATTTTTTTGTAGCACATACAACACACTAGCCTCACTCACTACTAAGCATGCAAAGTTGTCGCACACTCAACTTTTCATCGCGTTTTGTAATACTATTGTACCATGTAGAATGCACAGGCTCATAATGAAAGTACACTTCCACCGCTTGAACTCCAGGACAATAATACTCATAGTGCTGTGAAGCATGCTTGTTGTCTCCCACCAAAACATGTTTCTTGAAGCACTCGCAACAGTAATGAGACCTAACCCATTGCTTCTTTCCATTCACCCAGATGATTGACATGTTCAACGCCGCCTGCCGTTTATTGTGTTCGTATGTTACTGAGTTAGCCTTCCATATATATAGCACAGGGCCTTCTGTATCCTCTATGCAGTTAGGATTGATACAGTATAGGCGCTTGGACGGAACAAACTTCTCAAAGAACTCATGCAACCGCGCTCTTGCGACTGAAAATGAAACGTGGTCGCTTGACATAGTGCTTGCGCTTGATATAGTGCTTGCTCTTTGATTGCTTTGATTGCTTTTTGTGGAGGCTATAAATAAATGCTGAAAAAAGTAATCAATTTTAAAAAAGTATAACAATATTAATATTACTATTAATAGAAATAAAAAAGTATTAAAATTTTTTTGGCACATACAACGCACTAATTAGTCGGTTGCCAACATATATTCCTGAAGCTCAGTAAGCACGTGATCCTCTCCTGTTTCACGATTATGCCACGTAGAAGGCCAGGGCTCATTATGAAAGTATACTTCTACCTCTTGAACTCCGTCACAATAACCCCCATAGTGTTGCGAAGCATTCTTGTTGTTTCCCACCAAAACATGTTTCTTGAAGCACTCGCAACAATAATGACTCTGAACCCAATGTGGTTTTCCGTTTACCCGCATAGTTGTAATGTTCAACGCCGTCTGCCGTTCATTGTGTTCGTAAGCCAGCGAGCGATCCTCCCATATATATAACACAGGCCCTTCTGTTTCCTCTATGCAGTTTGGATTGATACAGTATGTACGCTTGGTCGGAACGAACTTCTCAAAAAACTCAAGCAACCGCTCTTGTGCGACTGAAAATGAAACGTGGTCGCTTGTCATAGCGCTCTTGTTCTTTGCTCCAGGCTATAAATAAATGCAGAAAAAAAAGTAATCAATTTTTAAAAAGTATAGCAACATTTGCTATTTGTCTTTATATCCTTTTTTAAAATACTTAGTCTTCTTCCTCTTCTTTCTTTTCTTCTTCTTCTTCTTCTTCTTCGTCTTCCTCTTCGTATTCCTCGTCTTCTTCTTCTTCGTATAAGTTATTATAATTAAATAACATTCTACCTTCTACCTTTAGTCTACCTTCATATTCCTTCAATATTTGATTTTGTTTATTATTTTGATTTGCGTGTTCATTAGAGTAATACTTGCCTATCTGTATAGCTATTTTTGCTAGCCTATATGTATCTTTATAAAACTCTACACCATCATATTCACTATTAAATACAAATAGTCCGGCTTTTTTGACATTTAATATTATTTCTTCATCTAATTCTTTATTTCTTGTTTCTATTTCTTTTGTATGTAAACACATTAAAATATCAGTAATAGGTTTTAGATTGTGTTCGCAAAGCTGTATATCTTGAATATTATCTTTATTTAACCGTTTAAACATATCCCAGAATATATTTGTAGGCCAAGGACTACGAGCAGTATTTTTAATCTTTTCTTCAAAAAGAAGTTGAATTTGTTTTCTATATTTTAATTGTAATTCCTCTTCCTTAATAACTTTCTCTTCCTCTTCTTTAATAACTTCCTCTTCTTCTTCTTCTTCATTCAAGAGTTCTTCTTCCTTAATAATTTGAATAAGTTGTTTTACACTCAGCACAATACTTAAAGCTGTGCTATAAATAATAAGGAAACACATAATAACTGAAGTGATGTTAATTTTTCCATAATTAGGGTCAGAGTTATAAGCATTTGAGGGTTCGTAGGTGCATATTTGGACTTCCATATTTACTATTATAATTAGTTATTTAAGAGAGAAAAAACAATCAATTTTTTTTAAATCATTATGCAAATATATACTTACATCTTGCATAAGTTATATTTACTTCATCTATATAGTCATAATTGTGCTTAACATTTCTCAAGTCTCCAACTAAAACAAACTTTTTCAAGCATTCGCTACAATAATGCGTATTAAACTTATACTTTTGTTCATTAATTAAGGCTGTTGTTTGTTTTAAGGCAAATTGCTTAATATGAACGTAACTATCATAACCATTGCGATAATGCTTATCAAATACTGTCTTAGTATCATCAGCACAATTAATATTAATACAAAATGTTTTTGGTGAAAATTGTCTAAGTCTGTAAGACAACATAAGTCTAGCAATTGACAAGCGTGACACACTATTATAGTTAGCTATGCACGTCCTTTTAAGCAACGCAAGATAGTTATAGTGTTTTATTTGACCTATAATAATTTGAATAACATCATCGCTTAGGTCGCAAAAACCGAGAACCATATTTTATCCTCATTAAATAGAAGTGAAAAAAAACAATCAATTTTTTATATGTTAATGCATTAAAATATTATATTAACTTCTTCAGAGTTTTGATAGTTTTCTATTACATTTGAGTTAGCACCAACTAACACAAACTTTTTCAAGCACTCGCAACAATAATGAGATTTAATATTATAATATTTCGCATTAACTATAATACGCGTAGCATTCAACGCATATTGTCTTGAATGTAAGTAGCGAGTATAATAATAGTTATGAACAAATGTAAATACATCATAAGTGTCTTCATAACAATCTACATTTATACATAATTTGCGAAAACTAAACAAACCAAGTTTCTCAGACAACATTAATTTAGCAATAGCAAAAACGCTAATAAATTTATGTAAGGCCTTACACGTTGTTTTAAGTTTTGCGAGAAATTGATAGTCTTTAAAAAGATAGCCAGTTATAATCTCTCCAACGTCGTTAGGCAATTCCTTAATATTTAAATAGTCACAAGGTGTGCAATTCATTAATATAGTTATACTTGTTAATACTTGTGTATAATGAAAAAAACAAGTATAGCTAAAGAATCAATTTTATTACTATATTATACTATATTATACTATATTATACTATCCTTGTTTGTTTAAATAGTCGACTGCTTTAAGGAGTATTTTTTCTTCATCATTTATTTTTTGAAATATGATATTTTCATTTAAATATAGTGTAATAAAACTGTGATTATAGCCTTTTAAAACTAGCGCAATTCCTTTGTCGTGTATTTTAATATCACATAAAATAGACCCATTGGTTATTTTAATGTGCTCTATTTTTTTTAAATTAACCCATCGTATATTTCGCCCATATTTTAAATCCTTTAAGTTGTCAACATACATATAACCGTTTAATTTTTTATGAAAACTCTTCAAATCGTCACGCTTAAGACCGAGCTCTTGCAATATTTCGTTTTTCTTGCGCTTAATTTCTTGAATATTTGTATTAATAATATTTAAATTAGCATCATTTTCTAATGCTTGCTGAAGGAGTTCTATATCCATAGCTTATTAAATAAAACATATATTTTATGCTTTAATATGTTTTAATATATATATTTAGCTATTAGTTATTTAGCTATTTAGCTATAATATAACTCATAAGCTTCATCAAATTCTTCACTTGTTATATGTTTTTGCCTACTAAGAATATGATTTTTATCATAACAATAGCTGTCTTCACTTCCCGACTCAATGTCCATATCTAAAATAAACCTTACACAAAAATCGGCTGTTAAATGTTGAGTGTTAAGCACCACTTTTTTATTTAAATAATACATATGCTTTGTTAAAACTGCAATACTATATTGTGTTCCACATAAATCAAAATCACTAATTTTTTCATTGCAATAACTCTCCATTTTATACTTTATTAATATAAACTATAAAAATTATATTCAATTTTTATATTAGATTAGTTCTTGAAAATAAAGAAAAATTGACTTAAAAATTACTAAATTAATTAAAATAATAGCTAATACTAATATTGATATGCAAACAAAAGGACTAAAGCGTAATACTATTGATAAATATTATACTAAAGACAATGTAGTTGAGTTATGTTTAAATAATTTTAAACAATACATACAAATTAGCTCAAATGATTTGATTATAGAACCTAGCGCTGGCAATGGTTCTTTTATTAGTGGTATTAAATCAATAACAAATAATTTTAAATTCTACGACTTAGAACCAGATAACGAGGAAATAATAAAGCAGGATTATTTAGATTACGACTATGTAAGCACGAGAGAAACTTATAGTAAAATACATATAATAGGTAATCCGCCATTTGGCCGCCAATCTTCAATGGCGATTAAATTTATAAAAAAATCTTGTGAATTTTGTGATAGTGTATCATTTATATTACCTAAAAGTTTCAAAAAAGATAGCTTAAAAAAAACCTTTCCATTAAATTTTCATCTTATATGTGAAATAGATTTGCCGGATAAAGCATTTATTGTTGATGGATTAGAACACAATGTTCCTTGCATATTTCAGATTTGGGAGAAAAAAACAACAAATAGAGTTGTAAATCAGAAATTAGAACCAATAAATTTTATGTTTGTTGAAAAAGCAAAAAATCCAGATATATCATTTCGCCGTGTTGGTGTTAATGCTGGAACAATTGATGAAAAAATAGATGAAAAAAGTGTTCAATCGCATTATTTTATAAAATTTACAAATGGAAAAACAATAACTACTAATATAAATAGTTTATCTAGTATTTGTTATGAATTTAACAATACTGTTGGACCTAAATCAATATCAAAGCAAGAATTAATATTTAAATTTAATTCATTATTACTATAATAGTTACTATATTGATTACAATATATACTAATTAAAATATGAGCTAATAATATTTTGTAAATTATTCAAATAAGTTAACGTATTATTTTCAAAACCGATTTTAAATAATTTATATGCTTTATTATTTTTGCTTTTAAATTGGATTTCATTACATACAACACATAATAACTTACTATTTATGTTATTATGCTTATTATTTTCTATATATTTAAATCCCCTATTAAGTTGTTGCCCTCCGCCCCATAAATCTAATTGGTTCATACCAATTATAATTTTATTTGTTGATTTTTCAAGAATATACCAATCTGGTTTTTCACTTGTTAAATGAGTGCTGCATTTTTTTTCAAAACAAATATCAAATCTCTCTGTGTCCAATGCTAATTTTGTAATAAATTGCTTTACAATATTATTAAACTTATTGCCTCTTATAACTCCTTTTGTTCCTGGTGGAATTAGTTGCACTAAATATTCAAATATTATTTTTTCTTTTGTTTCTTCGTCTGTGTATTTTATTAATACTTCACTAAGTTTTTTTATTTCATTTTTAACAGAATTACATTCCTTATATTGAGACATTAATTTTGTGTCGGTTAGTTCGGCTAATGTTTCATAACATATTTCTTGTTTTATTCGCGTGTTAATAGTTTCAATATTTTGCTCTGCCATTTTTTATAGTGTTTATAATCACTATAAAAAATAATGTTTCAATTTTTTCCTATTTAATATTTAAACGCACTTAAATAATGAATTACGTGTTTTATGCTTAGGGCATTTAACATTACAACGCTTTGTAATGTGATTATAATCTTTATTTTTGCTTATACACAGTTGCTTCTTAGCAATTGAAGAATCATTAACAACTAAACTTGTGTTGTGCTTCTTTCTTGTTACACTTGCGCTCTTACTACTCTTCTTACTATTTGCTAAATCCTTTGCTAAATTCATTTTAACGCATCTAAAGCTCTTATTTCTAATAAACCCTGTTTTGCAATCAGCAACACACCTGTTTGTAGAAGGATTTAACACTGGCTTAGCAGGAGGGCAAATTTTGGCTAAGTCGACTTTAAATTCTTTTTTCTTTATTTTCTCTATAACATCAATTACTTCTGGGGAGGGTTGTGTTGCCTTCTTTAAATAACAATTGTGTTTTTTTAGTAAGCTTATATACTTTTCTTTAAGTTGCAATATATTAATATTTCTCTTGGACACATCATATTTAACATAACCAAGCAATAATATACTAAACTCCTCAAAAAACGAAGCTGGAATAGCTTCTTTTTTAAGTCCACTATTTCTATAATCTAAAACACTCACCATATTTAATAATGCTAAAGACAAGCAATAAATGTCAAAAGATTTTTGTAAATAGCTAATAAAGTCTTCGTGTGTTTTAAAATGCTCTTTAATTTTAGTGCATTTTAATTTATTAGAATTAAACGAATATTTGTTTGAGCAACTATTTTCAGGCGCATAATAACTGTGACTTATACCTAATCTCTCAGTATTTGAACTACATCTTTTAGCAAATCTTTTGAAGTTTGTCATTAGTCCAAAGTCAATATATTTTGCTCTACCATTATTTACATTATATACCATATTGGCTAATTTAATATCTCTATGCATAATTTCGTTAGATTGAAAAAAGAGTAGCCCGTCAAACAATTTTATTAGCGAGGTCAAAAAGACTTTCTTTTCGTCTAAACTTTGTAACATAAATACTTTAGTTATATGGTCATATATGCTTAAGCCTCCGTCTTCTAATAATAACATTCGTAAATCATCCTTAGCGTTCTTAAACGCGGTTTTAACTTTTAGCGTTTTACATTTTTTAACGCTAGCATTAAAATTTTTGTCCAATAAAGGCTTGCACAATAATGGACCAGTAATAGCATATTTATCTAAACCTTGTATATTATTTATTGCGCTATATTCTGCGTTTTCATTAATAGCGTGCTCTCTAGTCATTATTTTGGATATTTTATTAGAATAATCTTGTGCTACAAGATTACTAGTTTCATCACATAAAATTGGCGGTTTTAATACACAACCATATGTGCCTTCACCTACAACTTTAGATGTCATTATATATAACTAATTATTAATATTTTTCAAATTTTATAATTTTTCAAATATTAATAATTAGTTATATATAATTACAAAAAATAATAATGGAACTAACATTCAAAAACAATAATGTTTATTATTATCATTATAAAATAATTCGCGGAGAATTAAGTTGGGTTTTAGTTCCTTGTGTTTTAGCATTAATATACTATTTTAATTCTTATATTAAATATGTAAGTTTAATTTTCCTATGCATTGGAATAGTTGGATCTATTGACTCTTATAATAAGAGCAAGCGAGAACAATTACTAGGAATCCTTTTTGCTGGACTAATTATGCATATGCCTGGTTTTTATCCATTGTTAAATATTAAAAAACATTTTGCATATAATAATATTATATATGTGTTTGGCCTAATAGCATTAGCAATAACATATTATTTACCCTATTGGCCTTATACTTTATCTAGAAATATAGTAGCACTAATAATTAGCTTATTATATTTAAGTTATACATTATATCATATAATTAATACATTTTTTTATAAAAGTTATTAGAAAAATATTAGAAAAATATTATTATATTATGTTATAGCAAAAAATGTTTTTCGAATTTAAACATTTAAAAGCAATGAATATGGGCTATTTTGAACATATGTTTATTTCTTTAAATTATGTTGCTATATTGTTTATTTCGGCAATTAAAGCGCTAATTCACTCGTTTATACCGGACTTATTTGAAACTTCTACAAGTCAATGTATTGTAGAAATAAATAATAAGTTATCAAAACATCATACAAAAAAATGATATATAAAAATGATATAAAAAAAATTGACTAAGTTATTAGCGCTATATTAATAGTAATATATTAATAGTAATATATTAAAAGTAAGAATAAAGATGCTTAAAGCTAATGATTTGATTGCTAGTGTTAAAAAAAGCATAGAGCTTATTGTTATGAATGAATCTAATATAACGAAATATTTGGATTTGTATAATTATTCTAGTGACCTTTATTTAACTATGGATGAATATATACTGGACAACTATAATTATGAATTATTTGGAAAAAATGAAAAGTGGGAAGAGCTTGAAACTATTGGACATAAAGAAATTCAGCATTTTATACCTAGTATTATACTTATTTCATATAACTATAATAATTATAATGAAGTATTAAAGTGGATAATAAAGGAAGACTATTATAAATTAATAAGTTTTTATGCTTTAAGCGTATCGTATAAAATTATTAGAAATAATATGCATACTATTAAAATGATTTGGTTTACTAATGATAAAACGGGTCTTGAAAACTAGCGATTAAAATGCATAAAAAAAATTGATTTCTTCTTTTAATTATTAATTATTAATTATTAAGTATTAAGTTAATATGGCAACATCAGCTCTTGTGTTAATGAGCTTGCTGTCTAATCATAACCTTATGTCAAATATGTTTGACCTAGAGTATTTAAGGACACAAGAGAAAAATAGGCTCATGCAATTTAAGAAGGATCAACGCAATCATAGGGCTAGTCTAGCGAGAGAATATAAGACATTAATGCTTACTAGCAAAATGCAACATAAGCATAATTTAAATGATTTTAAATATTATTTAAATTATAATATTAAACGGCGTTAATAGATTGTAGAAAACAATATAGAGCTAATGTTATAAATTATATAGGTTTTTTTTTGCTATTTTGCAGTTTTCTGTAATTTTTAGCTTTAATTTTTAGTTTTAAATATTATAATTATATTATTTTTATAATTATATATATTATATTATTAATAATGAGTGTAACTATTGATAATGATGTTTATAATATAAAGCTGGCTAATTTTGATAAGCAAAATTTTATAAATAGTGAAATTTCTAGTAGAAACTTTCCGTCAAGTGGATTAACAATGAATTTTTCATTTAGGCCAGTAAATACTAAATATACGTTTATGCCGACGGTTGCTCCGCTAGTAAAATCAGTAGAGCCTATACAAAATTATAATAATTATGATACTAGTTCTGTTTTCTTTCCTGGAACTAGAAAAATGCATTATTGCGGGTTTGCTTCCAATGTAGATAGAGAATCTACTTTGAGAAATCAGTTTTTTGCTCTACAAAAGGCGGACCAAAAAGCATATATTCCACCTAGCACCAGTGATTTATATGAAAATAACATAAATTTTGCACCCAAAAATGAGAATTTAGATAGCCATTTATTATTTAGAGAACAACAATTTCAAGACTTTAATCCAAATAGATTTTCAACAATAGGAAATGAATTATTTTATAATTCGACACGAGTTCAATTAAAAAATATAAAATAAATTTATAATAAAATGCTTAACACTAGCACCACATTAAAAGAAACAAAAGAAACAAAAGAAAAAAAGAAAAAATCAAAACAATTAAAAGTAGTAAGTATAGATTTAATACAAACACAAGAGCAAGAAAAAGAACAAGAAAAATTAGAAGTCGAGAGATTAGAACTCGAGAGATTAAAAGTCGAGAGATTAAAGGAGCAAGAGACTTTACAAAAGCAAAAAGCAGACCTAGCAATAAACAATATTGATTTACGCTATTTTGCAAACCAAAACCATAACCCGTCTTTTAGAACAAACAAATTAGAGCAATTACTAAGCGCTAATTATTTATTAAAAGACATTTATACTAATATAGAAGAAAACATAGCCACTTACAAAGAACAAATAATTAAATATAATGCAACAACTTTAGAAAAACTTATAGAAAATAGCGATGACTCTAAAATAGCAAACGGCGAAAAATACAAGCTTTATTATTTGTTATATATATTAAATTTAATAAGCCATTTAAAGGAAAAAAAGCTCAAAAATTCGATAAAAGAAGAGCTTAAAGACTTTACAAACGCACACAATTATTGCGACGACACCTCTTTAAATGATTTCAATTTACATAATGCAACACTAAATAGTATGTGCGCTAAAAAATGCATTACAAATTTAGATTTGTTTGTTGTTAGAAAAAGCTCAAACACTAAAAGAAAAATACTTCCACAAAAACGCAGTTAAAAAATTATTTTATATTACTATATTAAATAATACTATAAAATAATATGTATAATACATTTAAGAAAATAGGTCGCAAATGTAAAAAAAATACGCGTAAATTTCGCAAACTCAAATGCTCACCGTATCAAAATAAATATGTTGATAGCGAGTTGAAACACTATACTTGCTATACGCGTAATAATTTGCAATTATTTAAAAATGTGTGGAATGCTAATAATAGCAACAAAATTTTGACTAATAATAGTAAAGAAATATGGAATTTTTTCAAGCAAAAATTAGATAAACAATGCTATGATGAATTATGTTGGTTAGAAAAAACGCCATTAAGTAAAGTCAATAATAGAGAATTATTAATAAAAGAAATATTTAAGCCGTTTTCTCCCGAAACTTGGTCGTCAAAGCCCAATACGTGGCTCTCTAGTGTTGATATAACTAAAATAATGAAACAATATGAAAAATCCCATAAACATTTTAAGTTTATAGGGCCGACACCTATAGATTTTGATACAAAAGAAATGTTTTCTACTTGTGTTTGGGAGCAATTATGTAATTTTAATTTAGAAAATCATATTAAAAATAATATTAGCAAAATTGGAGTAATATTTAACACTGACCCTCATAATAAACCTGGAAAACATTGGATATCCTTATTTGTTGATTTGACTAGAAAGTTCATTTTTTACTTTGATAGTAATGGAACAAGAATGCCAAAACAAATAAAAGTATTAATAAACAGAATCGTGGATCAAGCACGCAATTTAAATATACAATTAACTGTAGATGATAATGAAGGTTTTACTCATCAATATGGTGACGGGCAATGTGGTATGTATGCGCTATATTTTATAATAGAATTATTACAAGAAAATAAAACTTATAGTTATTTTAAAAATACACGCATAAAAGACAGCACAATGAAAAAATATAGGAAAAAATATTATAATGAGGCAAACATAAAAATGAATTCGGTGTTTATTGATTAATAATAATTTATAGTATTTTTTCAACTATTTCTCCTTTTGCATCATAAATCCAAATCTCACATAAATAATCAGCATCTTTTACTGCTTGTTGCTTTAAATAAATATTATGTTGATTATTTTCAGCAGTCCATGTTGATTTTACTTCAATACATCTATTTTGTGTTTTAATGAAACAATCTACAAAATATCTATGTTTTTTACCGTCGGTATCTTCATACCAAATAATAGGTACTTCATTTCTCTTTACTGTAATATCATTTTCTGATATATTTTCTTTAAATAACAAATCATTTAGCATATATTTTTCATATCCTTGTATTCTCTCAATTCTTCCTGATGGAAATACAAAATCATATCCTTTGTATGCATTTTTTGACATTTTTTCTGATATTTCTGCGTTTTGTGCTGGATATTCGACGCCATAATTTTTTAAACTAGTTGCCTTCTTTTTATCTTTAATATCTTCTGATTGTGAAGGATTTTCAACACCTAATCTTTCTAAATTGGTTACTTTACATTTATCTCGTACTTCTTGCGATTGTAAAGAATATTCAACCCCGTAATTTTTTAAACAAGTTTCTTTACATTTATCTTTAATCTCTTCTGATTGAAAAGGATTTTCAAAACCATATTTTTCCAAATTGGTTGCCTTCATTTTAATTTTTACTTCTTCGGATTGTCCAGGATATTCAACACCTAATCTTTCTAAATTAGTTGCTTTCATTTTAATTTTTACTTCTTCTGATTGTGAAGCATATTCAAGACCATATTTTTCCAAATTAGTTGCTTTACTTTTATCTCTTATTTCTTGTGATTGAAAACTATGTTCAACACCATGTCTTTCTAACATAGTTGCTTTACTTTTATCTTTTACTTCTTCGGATTGAAAAGAATATTCAACTCCAAATCGTTCTAAACATGTCGCTTTACTTTTATCTCTAACTTCTTGTGATTGTCCAGGATATTCAACACCTAATCTTTCTAAATTAGTAATTTTTCCTTTATTTCTTACTTCTTCTGATTGTGTAGGATATTCAACTCCGTGATTTTTTAAACAAGTTGCTTTTGCTTTATTTCTTACTTCTTCTGATTGACTAGGATTTTCAACTCCATGATTTTTTAAGCAAGTCTCTCTCATTTTATTCTTTAGTTCTTCTGATTGTCCTGGATATTCGACACCGTAATTTTTAAAACAAGTTACTTTTCTTTTATCTCTTACTTCTTTTGAAGAACTAGGATTTTCACCACCATATCTTTCTAAATTAGTTGCTTTAATTTTATCTTTTATTTCTTTTGATTGTAAAGAACATTCAAAACCATATTTAATAATATTGGTTGCTTTTGCTTTTGTAATTCGAATTTGTGTCATATGTTTTTTACAATAACACCCAGTATTTATTAAATTAATAAACTTTTTATTACATAAATCATCACATTCTACACATTTTTCTTTAATTCTATAATCACAAGTAAGATTTACATCACTATAATCACTTGTTGAATTAATATTATTTTCTAAAAAATATTTTTGTAATAATTCATTATTATATTGTATTATAATTTTAGTTTTGTTAATATGTTTTTTACAATAACAACCAGTATTTATGAAACTTCTAAAAGTTTTTTCACATAAAACATTGCAGTCTAAACATTTTTCTTTAATTATATATTTGCAAGTAAGATTTACATCACTATAATCAGTTGTTGAATTAATATTGTTTTCTAAAAAATATTTTTGTAATAATTCATTATTATATCTAGTTATAGGTTTACTCATATTATTATACTTTATATGAAGTTAGTATAATAATAAATCAATTTTTAAATATTTTTATCATAAACCCAATAAAAATTGAATTAAAGATTATGATTATTATTATTATTAGACTTATAACGTTAATCACTATCTATTATGGCAGCAACCACAACCAAAAAGGTGCTTACTGAAGATTTGGGCAAAATGTTCGAAATGGCAATTTGTTTGAATTATGATTCGCCTTATGATGGAACTTACAAATATAGTTTGGCTGAAGCACAATCTCTCAAAAACAGACTTAGCAATCTTAAAAAAGTGTTCAATTATAACCTTAGGCATTGTGCAAGTCGTGGGAGCAAATATGATTTTGAATGTGTAGATGACCCTTTAATCCATTTAAGCGCTAAAACGAGCAAAAATAAGACCGGCAAAGTGTGTCCGCAAGTATTAGGGCAACCCTCACGCAAAAAGTTTTGCGAGTTTTTCGCACTAGACATAAGCATAGGCTTAGACCAAATCAAGAGCTTTATTAGCAATAACATTGCCAATTTATTGCAAGTCTATAGTGCGCATACTTTTGATTGTCCTATATTATATTATAATAAACATAGTGATTTGCTTGCCTTTATAGTATTAAAAGAAGAGATAAATTGGTTATCTTATAATAATAGCATTAACTTTAGTCATAATATTAAAAAAAAGCTATGGAATGAAAGTTCGTCTATTAGCATAAATGGCGTAACAATTGGCGAATTTCAAGTGCATAATAATCGCGACTGCATTAAATTTCGCTGGGCATTTGAAAATTTGCTAGCACTATTTGGGCATCATTTTACAATTGTTGCTTTATAAACTAAGTATAATTTATGCACTAGTCTTTATATTGTTTTTTTATTGTAAAAGCGTCACTATTTTGTCATAATATGTTTTATCGATTTCGCAGCCTTTAAAAAGTCGCTTAGTGTTTTT